AGTAGTCCCACCAGCCACGACAACATCTTCCGTACTTTCGCCGTGTTATTTATTACAAGACGCCAACCAAACAGCGCAAGGATTTATTAAGATGAATCAAATCGCTTTTTTTAACGCCACGATATCTCAAGCAATGGTAAGCCAAATTTACGCCACAGGTTGTCCAATAGATTTTTCAAGCCTTAACCCAGTTGTTTACATAAGAGATTTAGAATCAGCCACTTATGACGGAATCAAATGGTCTGCAACAGACATTGGTTCGTTGGCCACAACTTTTAGAAGCCTTAACCCGAACGGAATAATAACCGACAGCCCCTGTCCTTAAAACACGAAATGAATTTAAACATTAAGTACCCCACCAGCCTACAAGAAATACCATTACAATCATATCAAAAGTGGTTGGCTGTAAGCGAAACAACTAACGACGATGAAATTTTGGCTTTTAAGTTCGTTCAAATTTTTACTGGATTGGAATTGAAAACAATAAGCCAAATGAATTACAATGATGTAAATTTCCTTATTGAAAAAATTAGCCAAGTATTAACACAACAGCCCAAATTTACACAGCGCTGGAAGTTCGGAAAGATTGAATTTGGTTTTATACCTAATTTGGAAGAAATAAGTTGGGGGGAATATATAGACATAGAAGCGAACCTGGATAAGTTTGACACACTGCATAAAGCTATGGCCGTTCTGTTTAGGCCCATTACAAAAACATTAAAAGACACCTACGAAATAGAACTTTATAGAGGCGACCAAAGTTACGAAGACGTAATGAAGCTTTTACCATTATCAATCGCCCTGGGTTCCAGTGTTTTTTTTTGGAATTTAGAAAACGACTTGTTGAAAGTTTCCCTGGAATCTTTAAAGAACATGACGAAGAACAAGACGAACGAAACCACAACGAATACACAGAAGAAAACCAGTTCGCCAAAAAATGGGGGTGGTATCACTCAATATACAGACTTACTAAAGGCCACGTTGAAAGATTGGACAATGTCACAGCCTTACCCATTAGAAAGGCTCTCACTTTCTTATCGTATGAAACCGAAAAAGAAAAAGTCAAATACAACCAGCATAAAAGAGAATTAAGAAGAATTAACAACAGATAAATGGAGGGGTATAGTTTAGTATATAACAAATTGAAAGACACGCTGTTAGAACAGCCTTTCGTAAATGAAGTAACCGAGGGGTTGGGAGATGAAATTGATTTGTCAAAACAAACGATTTTCCCTTTGGCTCATATCGTTGTAAACAACGCATTACCCGATGGGAACCATGTTACTTTCCAGGTCACAATTTACTTTACAGATATTGTGGATATTAGCGACAACGGGGCGAACAACAAACATGATGTAATGAACACCCAATACAACGTAGCTTTAAGGCTGTTTGAATTGTTAAGGCGTGGGGAATTGTGGAACGACAAAATGGAAGTAGCTGGTTGTTCTTTGGCCACGTTTGAACAGGCTTACGAAAATTACTTGGCTGGTTGGACTATGGAATTAACAATTTTAGTACCTAATCACATGACAATATGCTAACAGATTTAGAGAAAGAATTGGATTTGTGGGGGGCTGAACTTATTACCCGTGTCAAATTAAATTTGTTGGAAGAAGATATGGAAGTAAGTGGCGTGTTATACGACAGCGTTGATTACTTAATTGAGCCAACACCCACAGGGTTCGTGTTAGAATACTACATGGTAGAATACGGCTATTACCAAGATGAGGGCGTCAAAGGTAAAGACCCCTCGGCTGTCATGGTAAACGACGCCCCTGGTCGCCAAAAAGCCCCCAACAGCCGTTTCAAGTTCGGTTCGGGTAAGGGTAAAAAGGGTGGTCTATTTAAGGGGCTGGATAAATGGGTTATCAAAAGAAATTTAGCGCCACGAAAAAACGGGAAATTTCAAAGCCGTTCAGCTATAAAACACGCCATTACAAAAAGCATTTATTACCAGGGCCTTGAACCCCGTAGATTTTTTACACGGGCCTGGAATCAAAGTTTACAAGGCGTTGATGAAAACATGGCACGGGCTATGGCCAACAGCGTTGAAAAATATTTTATTACTTTATTATGAGCATAGTTAATTTACAGAACGAACCAATAATGTGCCGTAGTCCATTTATGGTGGAAGTGGACGAACCAAATACAATCGGTTCCAAAGTGGAATTTTACATCTGGAATAACGGCGACACGCCACCAACCAGTCCAACGTATGAATTAAGTAAGGGAATACCAAGCCCCACAAAAACGGAAATGGTATACAATGTAAGTAATTATTTAAAAGAATATATTGCATGGGCTGGTTCAACACCAACCGACACGGCCAGTCCAATACCAACCCCAGCGACAGAATGGTGTATTGTTAAAATTATACGATACAAATTAACCATTACAGGCTACACGGCCTTGGACACAAAAACGTATTATGCTTTTGATGGTTTCGGTTATTTTGAACAGGGTTACAATCCAGAATTGGGGGTGTATGGTTTAACACCTGGCACATACGAATATTGGTACACGCCCGAACACCCTGGTTCCAGCTTTCCACAACCAAATATTTACAAGTATGGTAATATTCGTGTTGTACCAAAGTTAGATTACGAAGTGGTGTGGACAAGTTTAGCCACAGGCGTACAGAATAACTTTGTTTTTTCGTCTGGTATAATAGCCGAAGTTCAACAATTTTTTTGCGTCTTTCCAAGTAATGACCAATACGGAAATAAAGTAGAATACAAAACAGACACGGGAACTTTATTGGCTACCTGGGTTTTTAAACCTAAAAACGAATGTAGATACGTGCCTGTTGTTTGTGATTTTGTCAACCAGTATGGTTCATGGCAACGAACAATATTTTACAAGAAGAATAAAACGAGTTTAAAAGTTACAGCGAAAGAGTATGATCTTTACGCAAGAGAAGTGGTTAATTATGACACAAGAATTGGTCAGCGACAGGTGTTTAATTTAGAGGGGAAAGAAACCATAATTGTCAATACAGATTGGGTGGAAGATAGTTATAACGAACTGGTATTGAAGCCTTTAATGTTAAGCGAACAAATATTGTTAAACGACAAGCCAGTGACTATGGTAACACGGGCTACAGAACTATTTGAAAACATCAATAACAAAACAATCAATTACCAGCTTAATTTTGCATACGCATACGATAAAATAAATTCGATAATTTAATGGAAAGAGTCGTACAAATATTTATTGAGGGCGAACGATTAGAATTGTTTAAAGACGAACAAATTTCGTTAAATTCTTCGGTGCAAAATATTCAAGATTTGTCCAAAGTGTTCACGGACTTTACACAATCATTTAGCGTCCCAACCAGCCCACAAAACAACCAAATTTTAAAACATTTTTACGCCAACGAAATTGATTTTATTAACGGAACTTTTACCAACCCACAGGTAAGGCGCTTCGCCACTATTGAAATAGATAGCACCCCATTTAAAACAGGTCGTATGAGCCTGGATAAAGCCAATTTAAAAAACGGCAAGCCATATAGTTACAGCCTTACGTTTTACGGCGACCTGGTCAGCTTAAAAGACACCTTTGGGGAAACCAGGCTTATGGACTTGGATTGGGGAACCATAACATTTCCGTACACCTTGGCCGAAGTAAAAGCCCGTATAGAACCCTCGGCCACAGATTACGACATACGTTACCCATTAATTTCAAGTTCAAGGTATTGGCAATATAACAACCCACAGACACCCGATGAAAACATAAATACAAGCGCTTCGGCCATAGACATAAAAGAACTATTTCCAGCCGTTAAAAACAAGGCAATCATTGGTGTTATAGAAGCCAATTTTGGTATTACATTTCAAGGCGCTTTTTTACAAGATAAGCGTTTCACAAACAGCTTTTTACATTTTAAAAACGCTGTAAATTTTGGGTACCAAACACCCCCCGAGCCTGTGGAATTTGTTTCCCTTACATCACAAGGGGGTACAACCTTGGCTCCACCTTGGCCGTATGTTTTTAATAACAATACGAACTGGGTCAACGGGGGTTTTATAACTTTTGACGACACAGATAACAGCATAGCTTTACAATACGTTACATACGAATACGAAGAACAAATACCTTTCCCCCCACCCCCACAAATTATAGACACGGGCTTCCATAGAATATTCGGTAGCTTCACTGGTTTAAGCCAACAGGCCACAATATTTATTGACGTTTACACAGCCCCAACCAATTCAACGAATTACACTTTTAATGGTACAGTCGAAGTTGCGAACGCTTTTCCCAATGGTTTTACGGCTCAATTATATGTTTTAACCAACACCAACAATCCCAGTATTGACACAAAAGTTAGATTTGAAACAAGAACAGATGTCCCGATAACTTTTAACACTTCTTTGGAATACGATTTTAGTGGTATAACAGGCCAAGTCGGTAACCTGGATATTACGTGTGCTGGTGGTTCAAGTTTACAAGAAGTTGATATATCGGCTTTGGCCCCAAATATAAGCGTCCAAGATTACCTGTCCAACCTGTTAAAAATGTTTAATTTAACGGCTTTTGGAATACGCGAAAATGTATATGAAATAGCCACGTTGGAAGATTGGTACAACGAGGGGGCCATTTATGATATTACACAATACACAGACACGACAAGTATTGACATTTCCAGGGTTCCATTATACAATAAAATAAACTTTAAATACGCTGAATGTAAAAGCCTTACAAACAGGTTTTTTGCGAATGCGTTTTTACGTGAATACGGCGACTTGTATGAATCTTTTAATTACGATGGTGGCGAATATACAATTGAACTTATTTTTGAAAATATTTTATTCAGTAAATTTAACAACACAGAATTACAAGTGGCCTATTGTTTGGACGAGGGTTTAACACCATACATACCAGCCCCAATACAGCTGTATAATTATGACGAAAAACCCTGTTCTTTTTACATCACAGATGGGGTTACAACCAGCGA